AACAGTTGCAGAAACATCGAGAGACTACCGAGCAAGAATGAAGGATAAGGGCTTTGTATTCGTAACGGTTGCGGTTCTAAAAGAGAACGTTGCCAAGATTAAAGCAATAGAAGCAGCCGATAAGGCATCTAAGAAAGGGGAGTAGGAATGACTAACTTATCCGGTGAGATGTTTAGGGGCGACAAGGAGCACATGCTAGATAGGTTTGCTAGGCTAAGCATAAATTACACTATAGTTTATAGCAGCGAGATTGGAATTTGGCTTAATTTTAATAAAAGCAAAAAAATGACTTCTAGAACTAGCTTTTACGGAAACCCTGTAACCAAGCTAAGGAAGTGTTTAAGGTGCGGAATACACAGCACGCCAAAGAAGATACAGCAAAGATATTTATACGGGTTCGGAATTGGCCGCAATAAAGACGCTTCATTCTGGGCTGAGGCTAATAATATATGCTACCCAATGATGTGTATGGGGTGCTACAACAAATCAAAACCAATAAGTGAGAATCTTATAGAGGCTAATGAGATAAGACTTTTGGCCGGTAGGGTTGGAAGGGAAATCTCAAAGGTTAATAAAAGAATGAAGGCGGAAGCCCAAACGAATCAGCTCGAAAGTGCTGGTATACATGCCACTGGTTAAAGTGGAATTTAAAACATAAATAAAGAGAAATAAAATGATTAAAAATACTAAGCAGTTACGTGAGTTTTTAGCAGAAACAATGGTATTAATTAGAAATGGCAAGGTAGCCCCTTCTGATGGTCGAAATATTGTAGGAGCTGCAAATCAAATCACTATATCTATGCAAACCGAGCTTAAGAAGCAAAAGCTTGATTTAGATATGGGTCGAAAAGTTGAAGCGTTTGGCTCTACTAAACTATAAGTACTTAAGGGGCTTCGGCCCCTATTATTTAGGATTAACCATGAGCACATACAAATCAGATAAACCATGTCATTGCAGTTCATTCATTAGGGATAGCATTACAAAGCGATGCGTACCGTGTGAGAAGGGGCGCAAAGAGGCGGCATACAATCGTACTTTAGTTAACCATAACCCAAAGCCTAGCTTATTGAAGATTATGATAATGATAAGGTGACGCCTAACGTATTTAAGGGATAAATGATATAATGAACAAGACTAAAGGCCAGTTTGTTTATCGGTTCGGGTTTATAGTTAGGCTTTAACAAATTATTAAACTGTAATACAATAAAACACAAGTAGACCAATAGAGGTTATCAAGTGGAAGAGAAAAGCGAAAAGTCGCTAGGCGGAAGGCCCACCAAGTACAAAGACATTGACCTAGATAAGGTTAAGCTACTTGCTGAAAAAGGTTGGACTGATATTGAAATGTCAGATTTCTTCGAAGTAAGTGATAGGACTTGGTATAGATGGAAAGGTGAACATGACGAGTTTTGTCAGGCCCTAAGTAACTGGAAAGAAAATTCAGATAGCCGCGTTGAAAGATCCTTGTACGAACGAGCTACAGGCTACACCCATAAAGAAGATAAAATCTTTGTTAGCAATGGCGAAGAAACTATAGTCCCCACCCTTAAGCATTACCCTCCTGATTCAACTGCAATGATATTCTGGTTAAAGAATCGTCAACCTAAACAATGGCGTGACAAGCGAGAGTTAGACGCAACTGTAAATCACAAGTTTTCCGAGATGTCTGATTCTGAGCTAGACAGTGAGCTAGAGGGGATGAGTGATGACTGATAGTTTTAGCTTTGTTGTTGAGAGCGCCGCTTGTGATAGTGAGATCGAAGCTTGGGAGTCTTTTGGCGTGGAGCTTGTGGAGATGTCCGTTTGGGTTAGAGGTAATCACTATTGGCGAAAGGTTCCGAGCCATTACACTAAGAGTCTTTATGAAGAGGCTAAAGACCAGCATATAATAAGGGCTAGAGTATTGTCGTTAAGAGAGGATGATGATATTGAATTATTGCCCGTGGTTATTGGTCAGTACAAGATAAATCCGGCATCAAATATTATTGAAGATTCTGAATCATTAACTGGGTTTTCTATAGATAATGGGGCTTAACCGCAAAGACAAAATAAGAAAGCTTGAACTTCTAGCAGAGAAGAAGCGCAGAGCCGAGCTTAAAATTAAAGAAAATGCCTGCTTATCTCAATACAATACGCTTTATGATTGGCAGTTAAAGTTCAATGCTAAGACCAAAGAATTCCGCGCTTGTATGCTTATGGCGGCGAACAGGGTCGGTAAAACTCAGACCGGGCTAACAATGGACGCTATCCATGCTTTAGGTGATTACCCTGAAGACTGGCAAGGCCACAAGTTTGAACATGCTCCGTTGTTATGGCTATTAGGCTTCTCAGGTGAAAAGACTCGCGACCTATTACAAACCCCTTTATTCGGTAGATTCACAGAGGGTAAGTTTGAAGGTGGCTTAATACCTGCTAGCCGTATCATTGACCATAGAGCTATGTCAGGCACTAGTGGCGCTATGCGTGAAGTTAGAATTAAGCATTCAACTGGTAAAATATCAGCTATCCAATTCTGGTCATATTCACAAGGCCAACATGCTTTGATGGGTGATGGAATTGATTGGTTTCATGTAGACGAAGAACCGAAAGATAAATCCATTATTCCCCAAGTACAGACTAGAACCGCTACAGGTGACAGAGGTAATGGTGGTCGAGGCATTATGACCTTTACGCCTGAAAATGGCCGTACTGAAATCGTAGTTAAGTACATGGATAACCCAAGCGAATATGAGTACATGCAAAGGGCCACTTGGGACGATGCGCCGCATTTAACGGAAGAAACTAAATCTGCATTGTTGGCTATGTATCCTGATTGGCAGAAGGATATGAGAACTAAGGGCTTGCCGCTCATGGGTGCCGGTCTTATATTCGATATTGGCGATAAAAGTATAAGTTGCCAGCCTTTTGAATGCCCGTCTCATTGGTATGTAATAAACGGCATGGATTTCGGTTGGGATCATCCGCAAGCACACGTGCAACTATGGTGGGATAAAGACAGCGACACGATAGTAGTATCAGAGGCTTGGAAAAAGTCTAAAGCCCTTCCTGAAGTAGCATGGGGCGCTGTCAAAGCATGGGCTGAAGGTGCTCCGACTGCATGGCCTCACGACGGACTACAAACCGAGAAAGGTAGTGGTAAGCAACAAAAATCATATTATGAAGAAGCTGGCTGGGATATGTTAGATGTCCATGCCCAGTGGTTAGACGGTTCAAACGGTGTTGAGGCTGGGATTGTTGAAATGTATCGACTGATGGAATTAGGCAAGTTTAAAGTCTTTGGCCACCTGTCAGGATTCTTTGAAGAAAAGATGAATTACCACCGAGACGATAACGGCAAGATTGTCAAGCTAGAAGATGATATATTAAGTGCTGTTCGTTATGCGTATATGATGCGAAGGTTTGCAATATTAAAACGTGACATATCAGATGACGATTATGACGATTGGGAAAACAACATTGAACATAATAGCGTAACAGGTTACTAGCATGGCTGAATATACAACTGACGATACAGAAGAAGAGAAGAAAGGCGACGTTTCCCGAATTATAGAATTGATGGGAATGGATAATATTGCTGATGATCTTGATGAAAATGAGCTTCGAGATATTGGCGAAAAGGTTATTGAAGATTACGAAGAAGACGAAGAGTCTCGACGCGAATGGCTAGAAACTAATCAAGAAGCTTTGAAACTTGCTAGACAATGCAGAGAAGCTAAGACATTTCCATGGAGCGGTGCTAGTAATGTTAAGTACCCGTTGATTGGCCAAGCTGCCATGAACTTTAACGCTCGGGCATATCCTGAAATCGTACAGGGTGACAAGATCGTTAAGGCTAAAGTTATCGGTAACGATAATGAAGACGAAAGCAAGGCGGCAAGAGCTGAACGAATTTCTACATTTATGAGCTATCAGTTAAACGAGCAAATACCTAATTGGGAAAGCGACACTGATAAACTGTTAATCATGCTACCCATTGTCGGCACGATGTTTAAGGAAGTGACTTGGGATGAAATAAACCTAAGACCTGAAATCAATCTATTAATGCCTGATGATTTAGTGGTTAACTATCACGCTGAGAGCCTTGATTTATCCAAGTGCAGGAGAATTAGTAAGAAAGTAACTAAGTTTAAGAATGATATTAAAGAGCGTGAGCGGGCTGATTTGTGGCTCAGAATCAACTATTCAGATGATGCAGCAGATAGCGAGATAGAAGACGATGAGCAAGAGTTTATCCAGCAATGTCGTTATTTAGATTTGGACGATGACGGTTATGAAGAACCTTACATGGTTACGGTTCACGAAGAATCCAGAAAAGTTGTCCGTATCGTTGCTATTTACGATGAAGGTACGGCTAAAATTAACCCTAGTACCGGCGAAGTAACTAAAATTGAGCCTTATCAGATTTACACCGACTACCATTTTATACCTGCTTTCGATGGTGCTTTCTATTCGACCGGTTTCGGAACGTACTTATACCCAATTAACCAAAGCATCGACACAGTAATTAACCAGCTATTAGACGCTGGCACATTATCGAATCTGCAAGGCGGTTTTATTGGTAAAGGCTTACGTGGAAAAATGGGCGCTACTCCCTTTCAGCCGGGCGAATGGCGACCAGTTGACACTAAAGGCGGAAGTGTTAGAGACAATATCATTCCACTACCGGCTAAAGAGCCAAGCGGCGCACTGTTTAGCCTGCTTAACTTCTTAGTTGATACCGGCAAAGAGATGTCTTCTATCACCGACGTACTCGCAGGCGTACCACAAGGGGCAAATACTCCGGTAGGAACGACTATCGCGATGATTGAACAGGGCATGAAAGTAATCGATGCCGTTTACAAACGTGTTTATCTAGCGCTTAAGAAAGAGTACAAAATGCTTTATCGCATTAACTCGGTTTACTTGGATGAGCAGGGTTACATTGATGTTTTGGATAACAAAGACGCTCAAAAAGGCGATTACTCGACAACTGACTTTGATATTGTCCCCGTTGGCGATACCCGTATTAGCTCGCAAATGATGCGAACAATGAAAGCTCAATCTGTTTTAGACGTAGCAGCTAGTACACCGGGCGCTAATGTATCAGAAGCAGCAAGATCCTACCTGAAAGCTATGGAAATTAACGAGGCTGAAATAGCTAAAGTATTACCTGAAGGTCCATCACAAGAAGAAATGGCTGGACAAATTGAATTCTTACAAGGTCAGGTTGAAGAGTTTACGAATTATATCCAAGGCGGCAAGATTGATATGGATAAAAACGAATCTGAGGCTAAGTCTGAAGAAATGATGGCTAACGCTAGAGAATCAGACGCTCAAATGAGAAAGTATGATGCTGAAGCTGAAGCTCAAGAAATCGAAAACGATCTAGTCACTAGCGGCGTATTGGAGTTAGTCAATGGGTAAGCTATCGAGTGTTTTAAAATCAATTGATATGGCTAAAGAAGCTCGAATGGCTAGGGCTAAAGAGTCCTCTGTATCGTATGATGCCAACTATCAAGACCATATCGATATTGACGATGATGGTTATGATATATTTTCGGACCCTTATACGCTAATAGAAAATGTCAGCACTCCGCTAGAGCATAGAGGTAAAGGGCTGGCTAGAAAGGAGCTTGTAAAATCACTTTCTGAAATAGCGGCTAAACATCCAGATGAGCCGGTTAGATTATCCGCGACACCTTTAGACGATGATACCGATGCTGACAAGCTCGTTGAGTTTTACGAAAGCTTAGGGTTTAGTGCCGATAGTTATTCCGAAGGTATGGAGGGCATACCTATGTCAATGGATACTGATACATTATCAGGATTTAAATTAGCTGGTATAGCCGGTGCTGTAGGCTTAGGTGCTGCTGGTAGTAGCCAAGAAGCTGAGGCAAACGTAAGAGATAAAGTAAAATCATACGTTACCAAACGAGCGGTAAGAGGTGGCAGAGATAAGACCTTAGCAGAATCAGCGTTAAGAATATTAGAACCGGCAGCAGTCATAGGCAGCTCTTACGCTAGAGACGTTGCAGCGGGATTAGGTGGAATAGTAGCGGGTATAGACCCTTACTCACCTAGAGGCTCAGGAGCGGCTATGGTTA